AGGTTGTAGAAGTTAATGCAACTTCATTCAACCTTGCTATTACTTTATTTGTTAGTGTTAGGTAAGTTTCTGCCATAATAATTCCTATAAAGTGTAGGAGAGCAAGTTGCCCTGCTCCCCTAGAAAAAGTTTAAGCTAATTGGTCTCTATCAACTTCATCAGGCTTATCATCTAAACCATGACCTGCTAAATCAATAACAGTGGCATACATTCTAAGTCTTCCTGTAGCTGGAGCGGCACCTGCAATCTTAGCATCAATCGTATCTGTAGTAGTTACGAATTGAGTGTAAGTTGAAGCTCCACTTCCGACAATAGTGTTAGTCTGACCATTACTACCTGCGGCACAAAAGCCTGTAGATGTAATATCAGCACCATCAATAATGTCATCACCTGCTGCGAAGTCCATATCAAGAGTACAACTGCCTGTGAAAGCTTTCATCACTTCTGCACCTGCATTTATGACTAAAGTATTTGCAGGGATTTCTAACACCTGAAAGATGTCTCCGTCTGCAAAACTTCCACCTGCTGCTACTAAGTCATCAATATCAAGGTAAGCCTCAATATTTCTCATAACATTAGTATTCTTAGCTGATGGCATAGCCACAATAGAGTCGGAAGATACACCAGTGGTATCTTTAGAGGTTAAATCATAAGTAGCCATTTATATCTCCCTTATCCTACGTTATACTTGGCAGTAACGATTGCTTCAGGTCGAAGAATCTTTCTACCATACAAATGCATACCACGAACAATATCAGCAAAAGAATCAGGGTCTCTGTAAGTCTCTGTCTTGTTGATTTGCTCTGCAGTAGCTACTGCTGAACTATGTCCTGCAACGATAACACCATAGTTTGAGTTTTGGTTAGCAGTTCCAGATGTTCCCGGACCTGTACCAACTGAAGGTAAGTTATTAGACATATACACGTCAAAGCCATGTATTTTTCCAACAGATAAACCTGCTCTCAATCCACCTGATTCACCGAAGTCACCATTTAGAAGACGTGAATCTTCATCTTTTAGTACTTCAATAAATGTTGGATGTAAAACAAGCCATCTACCATCAGTGTCTACAAACTGTGTATCTAGCAATCTGCCCATTCTTGCTATAACCTGTAAAGGAGTAGCAGTAGCAGTTGCTTGTGCAGTTGCACCACCTAGTCTTGGAGCTATTGGGATAGAGTGGTCACCTGCACTACCTGTAGTGATGTTACCAAAGCTATCTTTTCTTAGCTTCATGCTTGTCAACAATTCGTCTGAACCTGCAGTTGATACTGCCTTAGTTCCATTAACTGTTGAGTTAGCTGAACTTGCTACAGCATTATTAGATGCCTGTGCAAATCCTGACAAGTAACCAAGAACATCTTGGTCATAGTTGTCTTTTAGTCTGTAACCTGCTCTATCACTTGCTAGTGAAGAAAAGTTTACATGACTGTGAGCTTCTTCAATATCGTCTATTTTAAAAGCAAAGTAGTTTGCTTTATCAATAGTCAATGTGAAGTCCTCATCGTCAAGGTCTTGAGGTTGCACGTTTGCACCTCTAGCATATTCCTTAACGGTGATTTCTGGCTCCTTTATTATTTTTACGGAATCACCCATGTTGCTAATCTCACCGAAGTAATCGGAGTTTGTAATAGATTCGACAACGGAGTTTTTCCTAAAGGCTAACTGAACCTGCTTAGAGTAAATAACTGGGGAGAAATTACCATTAGGCAGATTACCGTAACCTGCTGCAGTTTTAAATGCCATTTTCATCTCCATTTTGAAAATTGAACAAATGCACCGAAGTGCTAAAATTTACTCGTCATCGGCTAATAGTATTTGAGGTTGTACGTTTGATAGCTAATCAAGTGTAGGCTCATACCATCAGGTAGGCTTTCAAGTGTCGTATAGTATGTGAGTTGTCCACGTGGAGGGGTCACATTATAGTTGATACTAGTTATATGTATAAATAACTATTTGTCAACTGTTTATCTAGCAGAACCAGATAAATCGTATATAAAGTTACCGGAACGTATAGCTTCCATAATTACATCAGCTTTAGCTTCATATTCATCGGCACTCATTTTTTCAACAGTAGACTCTTTAAAAGTTACTGCGTTGTTAGTTTCTGAAACAGACGTTTTACTTTTTGTTGCGACTGCTTTAGCAGCACCTGCATCATTTGACTTCTCTTTTTTCTTACTAAGTCCTTTGTCTGCCTTATAGAGGTCAATGGCTCTTGCGGCAGATTTTGCATCATTATCATTTTCATATAATGCATTTTGCACCCACTTAGGTTGTTCTTCTGCCCAATCATGGAACTCATCACTTTCTCTTATATCTGCAAAATCAGGGTGTAGTCTTAACAATTCTACTTCTGCTTTCTCCTTTATAGAGTTAGCATCCCTTTCGTCTATTTCTTTAATTCTTTTTTCTATATCTTCTGATTGCTCTCTAGCTTTTTTAGTGGCAATAGTTTCTACTATAGCTGCTACATCAGGATATTCTTTTGCCCATTCATTTATATCTTCGTCAGACTTAGGCAGTTTCATTTCTTTTTTAGTAGCCTTACTTAATTGGCTTTTTAAATCATCAAGTTGTTTTTGAAAGTCTTTTTCTTTTTCTTGGGAGTGTCTTCGTAAATCTCCATAACGTTTCTTAAAAGTTCTTTCTTCAGCAGTCTTCGGTTCTTCCTCATTCTCTGTTTTCGTTTCTTCAACAGATTCGGATTCACCTTTTGTTTCTTCCATTAACTGTTTAAGTTCTTCTTCGTCTTTTTTAATTCTTTCTTCGTGAGTAGAAGGTTTTTCCATAAATGCTTTTTTCTTTGGTGTAGCATCTACCACCATTTCTTGTGCTTGTTCAGCCATTTAGTTTCTCCTTGGGGTTATCGTAGCCATTATGTTGGGGGATAAGTAGCCTGTATGTAGGTTATTGTCTTGAAGCCAACCCACCTCGCTTCTTTTTATTTGCTTTAGGTAAATTCTTTCTTTGTATAAAACCACCTGATGCAGTAGAAAATCCCATATCAGAGGATGCAGAACTGCTTGAGTCTGTACCATCATCAGAATCACCACTATCATAAGTATCGTAGCTATATGTTGGACTTGTATATGTGGGTATAGATGTGTCAGCTTTACCTGACCTTATATCAGCTTCTACTTGTGCTCGTTGGTCTTTTTGTTTTTGTTCTGCTTGTTCTAAATCTGTTCCTGCTACACCTGACCTTACTAAACTTTTATATAAAGGACTTTCTTTAAATACTCTATCTAAAGTTAAAGGTTTACTTCTATCACCTTTAGTAGTAACACCTGCAGCTAACTTAGGGTCTTTTCCTATTCTAAAATCACCTGCACTTTTAGGAGCACCTTTTGCAAACTCCGTTGGGTCTACTATTCTTGGGTCTATATTAGCTTTAGAAGTAGTACTTCCTCTGAACCTATCTGCATCTTTACCAAAAGGTTTAGAAGTTGTTGGTGGCTTAGAAGTTGTTGGTACACCTCTGAACCTATCTGCATCTTTACCAAAGGGTTTAGTAGCAGTGGTAGTAGTTTTAGTTTTATTGCTCATGTCTTCAGAACCAGTTTTAAATCTTTTATCTTCTTCTACAGATGCTTTCTTTGTACCACCACCTGTTTGATATCCTAATTCTGTTGCCCATGCATCATATCTTTCTTTTCCCTTTTGTCCTAATGAACCATATTCTTTTGTAGAAATAGTAGAACCGTGCCAACCTGTATTAAAACTTGCTGACATATGTTTAGCAAAATCTGCCGCACTTTTATATGATACAGTTCCTTGTTCTGTTTCAGATGCAGAACCATCTGCGTTCATAGCTAAACCATTTTTATGAAAGACACCATTACTAACTATATCTACATCACCTGCTTCATTGCCAAATTTAAAAGTAGGAGTAGCTCCAAACATAACACTAGAGTTTCTTATATTTGTACCAAAAGCTTTTTGTGAATTAGCTTCTGCTATTTTTGCAGGGTCTTGTGATACAATACCTGCACCTGCTATATCAGCAGCTTCATCATCTAAACTTTGAAAGTCAGGTCCTTTATCCTTACCCATAAGATTACTAATAATAGTTCCACCAATAGCTGCTATAGGATTTATTAAAGCACCTAAACCTGTAGTTAAACCTTTACTTAGTCCTGCATCTTTTCTCTGTGCCGCTTTAGCTAATTCAGATACTGCTGTAGATTTAATACCTACACTATCATCCCCACTGTCTTGTTGAGTAGCACTTCTAGCACGTACATCGGTTACTGTTTGCTCTTGCTCTTTTTCTTTTTCGGCAACAGGTTCAGCTTTATATCCAGCAGGAATAGGATATATAGGATTTCCATTTACAAAAGGTATATATAATTTTTCACCTGCATCATTTACATATACACGTGTTTCTGATTGTTGTTGTTGCCCAAACGGTGTACCTATAGCTTGTTCAAATGTATAAGGTGGTTTTTGTTGCACTTGTGAAGATGCATATACAGGTGCTGTTGGAGTCTGTACAACAACAGGTTGTGCTACTTGTTGTGGTTGTGTTTGAGCAGGAGCAGCAAACATAGATGGTTTAGTAAGTTGTGTTGTAGGTCCTTGTATATTAACTCCCGGAACTACACCACCTTCTGCCATTTGTTGAAAGGGTACATTATCAGGTAGTGTTGCTTGGTCAGAGTTACCCATCTGACCCATGTCTTCCATCTTCTGTAAGCCTTGTTTAGCTTGGTCTCTAATACCCATAATCTTTTCTAAGCCATGATATCTAACAACATCAGCAGGTAGTACAAACTCACCTTCACTTAGTTGAGCAGGTATATCATCTCTTACTTCTTCTTGAGTTGAGCCAACAGGCACAGGATTTTTAGATATAGGGTCTTTAGTTTTCCCTTGGTCTTTAAATCCACCATCTTCAAACAATTCCATTTGGTCGCTTACAGGTTTTTTAGCCATCTTTTTTATTTACCTCGTCTCTCAAATATTTTAATCGTCTTAATGCTGCTATTGCACCTTGAGTTCTGTACATAACAACTGTATCTTCTGCTTGCTCTATAGCTTTATGATGCTGTTCTATTAAAGCATCTAAATACTTATTGAGTTGTTGTTGGTGGCTGACTAGGGGTTTGAGATTGCCCAGTATTTGCTTGTCCATTTCCACTAAATCCTTGTTCATTTGGTTGAGGTGCTTGACCTGTTCCTATTGTACCACCACCTGCTCCTGTAGGGTCCATTGGGTTTGCACCTGCTGCAGGTTGTTGTCCTTCAGGTGGTTGAGGTCCTTGAAACTGTTTAAGTAACTCTGCCTGTAATACTGCTTCATCCATATTATTAGTAACCTTTGAAGGGTCTAAGTCCATAGCTTTGGCTATTTCTCTAATAATATAATTAAACTTAGCAAACGGAGCAAGGGCAGGATTAGATGCAGTTTGTAAAAATTGCATTAGTCTTTGGCTACGAACCTCATTTGCCATTAGGCTTTCAGTTCCTCTAGCATGAACTTCTAAATCACCTCTTATTTCTGGGTCAAAATTAAATTGCATATTAAATCTAAATAATCCTTCACCTAATGGTTTAAGTAAATAATCATCTACATTCTTAATAACAGTTTTAATACTGCCACTTGCTGCGTTCATTAACATAGATATGCCTGATGCAGTTCTACCTACACCTGATACACCTGTTTGACCATGAGAAAAAGAAGGTAGTCCAGTGCTTTCATCAGCTAGTTGTCTAGCCTTATCAAACAGTTGCAAGTTTTCGTTTGATACATTAGGGAACTTTGTACCAAAGATAGCTTGACCCGGAGCACCCCCTTGTCTTCTAAATACTTTACCCGGATATACAGATAAATCTTGACCCGGAACTAGATTGGTTTCATCTACTTCTATGAGCAAGTTACCTGATAATACAGCATTATCAACAGCCATTCTCATAAAGCCATTCATTAATGTTTGTGTATCATCCATATTTTCTGCTAATCCTACACCAAAGAAAGAATATGGATTTAACTCATATGGTGCTGCCATGTATGGTATCTTAGCAGGTTTAAATGGATTAAGTACAACTCTAAGTAATCTACCACCTGAGACCCACACATTAACTTGTAACTCTTCAAAGTCTTTTAATTCTTTAGGTATATCAACACCTTGTTCTTCTAGCATTTCTGTATCTAACATACCCCAATACTCAAGAACTTCAAATCTTTCTACATAACTATCTTGGTTATAATCTATTAAATCATCTTCCCAATACTTTTTAGTATAGTTTTCACCATCTGATATTACTTCTTCAATAACTGTATCTCTAAAATAAGGTCTACGTTTTAAAGCACGTAATTCAGAACGTGACATTTTATGTCGTTCTATTATATACTGAGCTTGCTCAATATTAGTACTATCAGGGTCAGGATAAAAATTCCAAACAGACACATGGCTAACTTGAGGAATTGTTTTAAAAACCGGAGAATACTCTCCTTCTTCGTTCCAATTCGGATATTCTTTGTCAACTGCAAAAGGTCCTTTCATTACTCCTGTGCCAAACAATGCCATTTCAAAAGCTGTACTTCTAAGATGTTTGTTAGCATGAGACTCTTGCAGTTGGTCCATAATTTGTTTTTCCATAGACTTTGCTGCAATCATCGCAGGACTATATGTTATCGCTGTAGGAGTTTGCCCACTGCCTTCTTTAAGGTTTTCAATATCTCCAAGCTTTTCTTCCAAAGGACCAAGCATATCTTGCAAACTTTGTGCTGTAGCTCCTTTAGGAAGCTCCTTACCATCTCCCATAAAACCATAGGGAGAAACAATATCTTGTCCATCATCTTGATTACGTAATTCTTGAGGTTCTTTAGGGTCGAAACTAACATCTTTAGCAACTCCTTCTGGTAATTCTGTTGGCTCTATACTTATAGGAAATTTGTTTCCTGCAAATAATACATCAGCTATCTGTCCGTAAGCAGCTAATGTTTTTGTTTTTGTTATCTTAATAAATACTCTAGACTTTTCAGCTTCGGTAAATTGAACATCAGGTCCATATATACCTCTGTAATTTCTGTAGGCACGAACCCATCTTGTTTCATCATCATATCTATAGTCTTCTGATTTTTTAAATTGAGACATAACATGATTAGCAATACCTTTTACTTCTGTATCTGTGACATTAGAATCTTCAGAGTCTTCTAGTGCAATCGCATCGTCTTCTATATTTATTTCGTCTTCTGCCATATTAATATCCAAATGTTGAATCTGCTACAGGCATACTTCTAGTAGGTGTGCCATGTGGGTCGTAATCAAATATACTAAATCGTGGTCTTGACATTATACCATATCTTAGTGCATCATACAAGTGGTCTTCTGCTCTAGTATCTACATCTTCAGGATTCTTTTTATCCAAAGGTATAGCTGGTAATTGTGACACCATATTAGTACAGGTATCAAAGAACACTATTCTAGGTTCTTCTGTATATTCATCTACTTGCAAACGTCTATGTATCTCATTTTTTCCTGATACACGACTACCTCTACTTCTATCAGAAGGTCTAAATCTACACCCTCTCATAATCATTTGTTCTGCTAATGAAGGTCCTGTGTCTCCACGTTTATGCCATAAAGAACTATCTAATATACCATACTTTATATTGCCATCTTCAGCTTCTAATTCATTTATCATATCTGCCAAATCTGTGGCAAGGACTTTGCTAACATAGAGTTCTCTGTAGACAATAAGTTGTTCAGATGGAGAGACAGCAAACCATAACACTCCACTATAAGAACCATACCCATAATCACAAGACCTAAATTTGACCCAATTATGAGGGATGTGGAAAGGCTCAACCACGTGAATATCACGATTAAATTCCGTAAAGGCAGCACCTTCTTTAATATCCCAATCGCCCTCAAGTAATTGCCTACGTTGTTGCTCTGGTAGTGAAAGCAACATTGCTTCGTAATCGCCTTCTCTAGAGAGATACGGATTGTCAGATAATCTTGCAGGGATAAACTTCCTTTTAAATAATGCTTGTCCAGCTTTGCTATGTCCTGCTGGATACTTAAGTACTTCGCCTGTTTCAATATTTGTCGCATCGAATGTCTTTCCATAAGGAGCAGGGTCAATAAACATTTTCTTAACCCAACCGTGACCCGGACCTCCCGGATTCGTGGTTGCTCTCATATAGATTGGCAAGTCTGATGATGCTGTTCTTAAACGTGAACGCATATAGTTCCACGCAAAAGGAGTTGCCCATTGGGTTAACTCGTCAAAACCTATCCAACTAAATGCCAATCCTTGATATCTTAATACGTCATCGTCTCTGTCAAGGTATGACATCCACAATCTAGCACCTGATGGTGCTACCCATTGCATCTTTCTCTCTGACCATTTTATACCCTTCCAAATCTTAGGGTATATTTCTTGCGACTTCCATACTAACTCTCTTAGTTCTTCTGTTGTATGTCTTAATAGTAATCCACTAAATGATGGATGACCCATGTATCGGAGTGGGTCAGCAAGCATGGCATAACTTTTACCACCACCTGCACTACCTCCATATAATACTTCTCTTTCACCTGCAGCAAGAAACTGCGTTTGTGGTCCTGTGTTTGGTTTAAATACTACGTTAAGAGATTCTTCATCGTCTACACGTTCTACTTCTACTACACTAGGCTTTTGAACCGAGTCTTTCTTCTTCGATGGCTTTCGCCTTTTCGATTGCCTTCTGGGCATACTCAGACCATTTTCTGAGAGTTCTAGCTTGGTTCTTACGTTGTTGCTCATGCATTAACCTTTTTCTTAATCCTACGTGAGATATTTCTCTACCTGTTTTTTGAGTAACCCAATTAGCTACTTGCCGAAAGGAATACTGTTTTACATATTTTCTAGCCATCTCAATGGCTTCAAGTTCAAAGGGTATCGGATTAAGTATGTCAGGGTCTTCTTTATTTTTCTCATAACCAAAAGGTACTATTCGTGATATACGTGGTATCTTAGACCACTCTTTACCTTCTTCATCTTTTACATCTGTTGGTTGTGGTAACTTCCACTTACCTAAACTTCTATTCATGTTACTCTTTATTCTTTGGTGGTAATATCATTACACCACCGGATGCTTCTACTTGTACCTTTTCGGTCTTGATTAAACCTACTCTGTCTAGCAGTTCCTTGCTTGCTGAGAGCTTGTCTCGTATGCCAAGCTGGGTAGGGTCATCTACACCACTTACCATAGCCACAGCAGCCTTAGGTGCGTTTCTACCCATATATAATTGTGTAGCTTCCATAATTTCTTCTTTAAGAGACTTTATTATATCTGTTGTGCTAGATGTTTCAGAGTATCCTGCAAGAACTTTAGCCTGTGCAACATCTCCACCTGCACCATCAAACAGTACATCAAGAAACTTTTGTTGTCTTTCAGTTAGTTGCCTGCTCATATTGGTATACTTTCCCTGTGATATTGTCTATCAACGATTGCTATTAAACGTTTAGCTCTATTTTTTGTTTGCTTAAACCATCTAGAATCTTCCATTTCGTCTGCCATTTTACACCAATCTAAATCTTCTACAGCAGCAATCATATTTTTAAATTTGGATAGTCTAGGTCTACCTAATTGAAAACACATATTAGCTAGTACGTGTTGTATGTCTTCAGGTAGATTATCAAATTGAGAGAACAATAGGTTACAATCTTTTATAGTTGTTTCTATATCTCTCTCAAACC